CTAAAACTGTAGGATCTTCTCTATCTTCAATCATAATTCTACATCTCATCAAAGTGTTGACAAGATCCTTGTGTCTTTCTAAAAGAAGTCTTTTTTTGTTGCTTAAATTCATAATTACCCTCTACAAGAAGTATAAGATAATTATGAATTACATAAATTAAATTTTTAATTACTTGATATTTTTATAAGCTTTTACAGTTTCTGGCCATAAATCAGAAATAATTTCTAACATAGCTTCAGCAAGAACTTGAATTTCCCACTGCGCACCTTCATGCGTTCTTAGTTCTATAAATTTAAGAATATTATTTAAATTTGCTGTTGCATAATATTCTGTGTAAAGGTTTTGTGGCAAAATCATGCGTGCTTGCTCGCGAGCAATTCCTTTTTTAATCATGTCGTTATAAAGACCTAAAGAAGACTGGACATGATATTCTACTGCTTCATTACAAAGACGACTTTCAAGTAAAATAGGATAAGAATCCATTTGTGGGTTAATTTTGTCTTCAATGTTAGAAGCTTGTCTATTTGACTTATGCTGCGTTCGATATGTTTCAGGAACATAGAATTGCATATCAGCGTCTGTATATCTGCGCGAGATTTCATTGTATGACCACGTCCTGTGTCTGTGATGTTGTGATCTTACAAATAAGGGCACTTTAATTCTAAATGTTGCAATATTATGTTCTAAAGTTGAAGTGTGTCTATGTTTAATAAGATAGTTTACTAGTTTCTTATCTTTTTCGTCCATTTCTTTTTTATGAACACCAAACGAAACACGAGCAGAGTTTACGACAGTAATGTCTTCTCCCATACTTTGAACTAATTCTATTTGACCAATTTTATCATTATATAAAAAATGTTGTGATGTCATATTTTTCCTTTTGTTATAAATTTATTATAACAATATAAAGAATTATTTACACGCTTAATTAAACAATATTTTCATCTAAGCCATAATAAAGTTTTTCTGCCCAAGGAATTACATCCCACTTTTTAGCTGAAATGTTGTGATGTCCTACAATACTATATTTCGATGCCTCGCCTACAGGCATAACTTCTAAGCTTTCACAAACTGGTTTATCCATAAGGCCTGTTGCCTCTCTTAAAGACTGCAAAAACTGGCGACAAACCTCAGCAAAGTCATCACCAATCATTACCATTTTACGACCTTTTACTCTAGAATCAGGAATCTTGCAAACTTGTAATTGCGCATCTGGGTACCAGTTTTGAGTTTTCTCCCAGTATTTATCATCTGGGTGCATGCATATGTCAATACCAATTGAATGTTTATTAAATTTTCCAGCATGATAAGCTACAAGACCTGTATCTAAGCACTGTAAGATTTCATATTCACCTGTCTTATGATTTCTACCAATTAAAAAGTGAGAAGAAACATGTCGACCCCTTGCCATATTAAACACATTATAACAATGGCGAGTATTTAATCCTCCCCAGTGAACACAAAGTGTTTGAGGATCAGACTTTCTAGTATACCAGTTTTTAGTACCATCATCTAACTCGTATAAAGGTGCAGACCAGTCAACTTCTAAAGGTGAATCGATAGGTACAACTTTACCCATATGCATTATAACAGGCATACCGTAATAGTCTCTAACTGCTCTATGAGTTGCGGGACCATAAATACCATCAGCTTTTACACCTACTTCTTGTTGTAGTGATATAACGTAATCTTTGTTTTTATTTAAAGTACTAAATTGTTCCAATTTTAAAACCTTTCTAATTTTAAAATATATATCATTCTAAATCAATACTAACGGTAACTTTACCTTTTAGTGTAGGCATTCTAATTTGCTGAATGATATTGTGTTCTTTTGCTTCTTCAGACTCTAAGAACCAGTCAGCATGACCTTTATCATGAATTAAGTCTAAAAAGTAAGAGTCAGGTTTTCCGCAGTTTCTAGCCATCATAGTGTATAACTTTTTATTAAGACGATCAGATTCTCTTGCATCTGCTTTGAGTTCTTCAACTTTTCCAAAAGCCGCTGAAGAAACGTCATGAATCATAAGCACTGCGTCCTTATCCATAAACCGTAATCCTTCTTCTCCAAACGAAGCAAGAATTGCACCACATGACATTGCTTTTCCTTTAACAATTGTTGCAACAGGAATATTTGAAGCCTTAATTGATGAAATCATTGAAAGTAAAGAGTAAGCTTGACCACCATAAGAATCAATAACGACAGGAACAACTTTTTGTCCTGTATTCTGTGCTAAACTTATTCCTGCTGCAAAATCATTAGCTGACTCTTCGTTAAATTCATTTACAACAAGAATAACAGGCTCTTGCTTAAGTTCAAGTGTTTTAATAAGTGGTGAAACTTCAGATAAAAAATTCATATATATATTTTCCTTTAAAGATCTTTAAGATTTTGAATTGTCATAGCACCAGACTTTCTTGAAACTTCTTTGCCGTCTACAAACTTAATAAAAGTTGGGACGTTCATTACTTTGTTTTCAGCAGCAAGTTCCATGTCTTGTGTAATGTCAATAATTCTAATATTAAGTTCTTGTCGAGCGCTTTCATTAAGTGTTGATTTCATTGCTCGACAAGGTCCGCACCAAGGTGCACTAAAAAATAAAATTTCAGTATTCATATTAATTTATCCTTTGTTATACTTTGTTTAGTATAACAAGAAAGAAATAAATTTATTAATTTTTAAGCGATAAATTCCCATCCCCATGTGTCACCGCTCATACCGTCTGCATTGTAGTCAGTTACAGTTCCTTCGAAGAAGTTTTTAAAGCTGTCTCCGTTAATAATCCAGTCCAACCAATCTAAAGGATTAGTCTTTACCTTGAAGTTAGGTTTAAGTCCTAGCTGAATTAAACGTCGGTCTGCTAAATACCTAATGTATTGCTTTACTTCTTCTTTGTCTAGTCCTTCGATGTCGCCCATTTCATAAGCAAGATCAATAACTTTATCTTCTAGTTTAACAGCTTGACGATACATTTTATAAATTGCTTTTTTAAAATCGTCGTTAACAACTCGTGGATGTTCTTTAACGTACTCTCTAAATAGTTGAGTCATACCCTGAACGTGCATTGTCTCGTCTCTGATCGACCATTCAACAATCTCACACATTCCTTTCATTTTTCCAAATCTCTGGTAGTTTAGCAGCATTACAAATGCTGAAAATAGACTCATTCCTTCATTACAAGCAGACTGTGCAAGTGCTAGACCTAGTCCTTTTTTAGTACTTACATCGTTTTGCTGCATAAATTCAATCTTATCACTCATCTCTTTATACTCAAGAAACGCTCCATACTCTTCTTCGGGCAGCCCTAACGTATCGTTCAAAAGAGCATAACTTCTTTGATGCGTGCCTTCACGATTTGCAAAGCTTAATAGCATACTCCTAATTTCATTATTCTTAAATTTAGGAATAAACAGATCACAATAATTACCACCTACTTGAACATCGCTTTGCGTAAATAGTCTAAGAATCTGTGTAATATGATTTTTTTCTTCTGCAGAGATTTTGCCACCTTTCCACTGGTTTACGTCTTCTGCTAGTTTAGCTTCCCAACTTCCCCAATGAATTTTTTCATGGCTTTCTGCGATTTCCATTGCCCAAGCGTATTTAAAGGGCTTGTATGTTGTATTGTATTTTAATAATGACATATGTTCAACCTTTGTAAAATCCTTGTATAATAATTATCCTTGACAGCTTAAACATTCGTCAGGATCAGCAAAGTCTTGAAGTTTGTCTTGTTCAACCTTTTGACTAACTTTTTCTGCTGATGCACCTGCATTTGTTCTTAGATAATATAAACCTTTTAACTTCTTTTTCCAAGCTCTAATGTGTACAGCGTTAACAATAGCTTTATCTGTTCCTGCGGGAAAGAATAAATTAACACTCTGTCCTTGACAAATAAACTCTTGCCTATCACCAGCATGATCAACAATCCACCTTTGATCTAACTCAAATGCTGTTTTAAATACTTGTTTGTGCCAGTCTGACATATACTCTAAATGCTGTACTGATCCTTCTGCAAGAATAATTGATGTCCACTGTTGTTTCATCCACTCATCGATACTTCCGTTATCTTCAGGCCAATAGCTTCTTAAGACTTCTTCTAAGTGAGGATTTTTTACCAAATAAGATCCTACTCTTGTACGATGTGTATATGCATTACTCTTCCAAGGTTCGATAGAAGGTGATGTTCCAGCGATGATAGAAGAATTAGCATTAGGAGCTATAGCTAAAAGGTGTGCGTTTCTAACTCCATGACCTTTGCCATCTGGACATTCACCTTTGGTTTTAGCCAACTCTATTGTTTTCTGTTTTGCTTTTTCTTTAATATCCATGAATATACCTTTGTTTGCTGCAACTGCAATACCTGATTCAAACGGGATATTCTTTTTCTGGAGATATGCGTGGAACCCCATCGCACCTAATCCAAGACTTCTTTCAGCACGTGCTGACTTAATGGCTCTACCTAGAGCTTCTGGAGCATTATCAACAAAGTAAGTAATGACATTGTCTAGATATTCAATAAGATCAGCAACAATTGTTGTATCTTTCCATTCGTCATATTTCTCAATATTAAGTGAACTTAAGCAACAAACTGCACTTCTCTCTGGTGAAGTTGCCAAGTGGATCTCGTTGCAAAGATTTGATCCATGAATTTTTAGACCTAAATCCTTTTGAAACTGTGGCAAGTGTCTATTTGCTTCATCGATAAAATTAACATATGGCTCGCCTGTTCTAAATCTAACCTGAAGGATTCTTTGCCATAACTGTCTTGCATCGACTGTATCTCTAACAGTATTTTCGTTCGGGTCTTTTAAATCCCATTTATCACCATTAACAACTGCTTCCATAAATTCGTCTGTGATATTTACTGCATTGTTTAAGTTAAAACACTTACGATTAACATCACCGCCTGTTGGAACTCTAATGTTTAGAAACTCAACAATATCTGGATGTGATACATCCATATACGCTGCATAAGAACCTTTACGTGTCTTGCCTTGTCTATATGCAGTCATATCACTGTCAACAGTTTTAAGAAACGGAACAGGACCTGGCGAAATAGCACTGTTAGATCTAACATCACTCCAGTGCCCACCTACACCTCCACCTTTGACTGACATCCACCTTAGTTCGTCTGAATGTGAAATTAGTCCTTCTAGAGAATCATCTACATAAGTCAAAAAGCATGAAATTGGTAGACCTCTTGTGGTTTGGTTAGGTACAGGCGCATTTGACAAAATTGGCGAGCTAAACATAAACCAACCTTGCGAAGCGTAATCATATATTCTCTGCGCTAATTCTATACAACCGTCAGAAAATGCTACAGCTGCTCTTGCAAAGCTTTCTTGTGGTGAGACTTCGTTTTCATTCATGTAATAGTCTCTAAGGAGATTTTTTGAGAAGTCTGTTAGTAGTTCATCTTTCTCCAAGTCTATAGTAATACCATAGCATTCTTTTTTCATAAATATTCCTTTTATTTAGTCTGAACTTCCTACCTTGCCTGATTTACGTTGGGAAGATAAGGTAATATCTAAATATTCTTCTTCACTAACAACGTTAAATTCATTGTCGCATTTAACGACTACAACTTGAACAGGAAGTTTTATGTTAGAATCAAGTGTATATTCTTCAGATCCAGTGTTAATTAAATTAACAAATACCTCTCCAGTATATCCGCTATCAATTACACCTGCTCTAACCTTAAGAGGAGTTTTAGTAATTGATCCTCTTTCTTGAATAAGCGCAACATAACCTTTTGGAACTTTCATTTTAAGTCCAGTTCCTATTAAAGTTTTATGACTTTTAGGTAAAACTGTTTGTGGTAAAATTGTAATGCGATCACCTGCATTATATAAGTCTAGACCTGCACTCTCTCCATTATATGCAGGAGTATAACTATTTACATCAATTTTATTTACATTTAATGCAAAAATCAAACTATCCATTAAACAAATATTAATCATCTTTTTTGTTTACCTCTTTCCATTTTTCTCTTAATTTTTCTTTCATTGAACTGTTATCTTGTGCAACAGCCTCGTTTAGTGTTAAAGAACTTTCATCTAAAATTTCAAATTTTGATTTAGCAGTATCAATATTAATAGGAAATAACAATCCATCACGACCAGCTCTGTTCTTTGCAACAAAAATCCTGCCAGTACCTTCAGATTTTTCCATTGGTTTTCTACTAATAGAAAGTACAATATCAGCGACCTGTGCTTTACCATATGATTCACCTAAGTTTTCTAATCCAACAACGTCAGACTTTGAAGAGTCTTTGTTAGCCTGTGAAGCTGTCCAAACAGGAATATTTAATTCTCCTGCAAGATTTCTTAATTCCGTATAAATAAGCTTTAATTCGTGTCGTAAAGAGTCATAAGCTCTTGTTGATTTCATAACATCTGCATAGTCAATAATAACAACACTTGGCTTAAAACCTTTAAGCGTCAACTTCTCAATATGATTTCTAATAGTTAAGACAGAAGCAGATCCACTTGGATATTCCTTAATAATGAGTTTACCTAAGTCCATACTCTGATATTTATCAATTACTTCTTGCTTTCTTTCGATAATTTCGTTTGATGGAATATTACAGAGATTTGAATCGTATCTTTTACCTGTATCGTGTTCTGATAACTCAAATGTATAGTGAATTACATTTTTACCAGCACGCATTGCTGCACATCCCATAGCTACTAAGAAGTGTGATTTACCAACACCTGTGTTTGCAGCAATTACTCCTAACTCACCTCGTCCTAAACCACCTCTAAGAATATCTGGTGCATCTAATCTATCTAGACCTGTAGGACAAACCTGTCTATTAATTTGCACAAAGCGCGCTTCAATATCATCAAAGAAGTCGTGGCCAGAAGAGTTTGGCATACCAACAGAAATAGCTTCTTTCATAATGTTTAATACTGATTCATACTTTTCAGTCTGAATTAACTCAACACTTTGTTCTAAAGCTTCACGAAAAGCTTGTCTTTTACAAAACTCTAAAGACTTATCTTTAACATATTGAAGATCTCCCATATCTGGGTTTGTTTTCATACGATGAAGATACTCTATAATTTGATCTCTTAAAACATGATCTTTTGAGTTTGTCAAGTCTTCTTTGATAATAGTAATTAGAATTGTAAGTGTCGGAAATGTTTTATATTTTTTGTAATAAGAAAAGTATTTTTCGCACAAGAAAGACAAATATTTAAGATCAAAGTATTCAGGATTAACAACTTCGATCATTTGTCCTGCCCATAAAGAGTCTGTTAACATTGATTGAAAAACTTTTTCTTGAAAAGGCTTTCCAAATTTTGAAAAGTTTGTGTTTGAACTCATTTAATTATATGTCCTTAATGTTGATTTAATTGTTAATAAAAACGTATGAATATCAAATCCATTTAAACCGTTTTTGTTTAGTAGCTTAAGCAATTCAAATTTATTTAGTTTTTCTTCTTTTTGTTCTATTTGAAAGTTTATCTTTTTAATTTGATCAGCACTTAGCATTGCAGAGTCTAAATACATAAGCTTCCAGTTTTTATCAACATTGCTTTGACCTGCGATAATATTTTCAAATAACTTTAAATTGCTGCCGTTTTGAATATTGTCCTTGGCTTCATTTATTATATCATGATGAGATACAAATTTACACACACCTAAATCTGGAAATCGTTTGAGCATTACTTTTAATCCTGCTCCTTTAACGCCTTTAATACCGTCACTCTGATCTCCTGCAAAACATCTAGCTGTACAAAAATTCTGTGGCGTAATTCCCCACTTATTTAATACATATTTTTCATCAATCAATATTTTCTTGTTAGGAGACCAGACTCTTGTATTTTCATCAATTAACTGATAATAATCTTTGTCAGACGTCGCAATTATTTTTTCAAAATTTTCTGTCTTTGTTTTTGTCAAATAAGCAATAACATCATCAGCTTCACAGTCGTCTACATATACTTGTGTTACAGGAGTTTTGTACAAAATCTTTACAAGCGTTTTTAACTGCCAATTTCTATTTTCTGCAGTATCAGGTATGTCGTCATGATACTCACTTCTATTTAAACGTACAGGTCTACGATTATTTTTATAATTTGGATCAATAGCTCTTCTTCTAAAAGAACCACCACCTTCCCACACAACTATTATTTTTTCAGGCTTAAATCTTTCTGTGAGTTGCTGTATGTTTCTCAACATACCAAAAATGCCACCACACAGCTGTCCATTTAAGGACTTAGCTGGGTTGGCAGCAAAGTGTCTCATAAAAACATTTAAGCCGTCAATGTAAATGACTGGCTTATTCATATTATATTACTTTAATTCTTCAAATGCGTTATCTTCATTGTCCATTAAGTGATCAGCTACTGCTTGTATATCTGTATAACTCTCAGGATCAATATCAGGTTCTTCTAGTTCATTTTTTCTAATCATTGCTTTTTCTAGCAACATGTCAACATAAGTTCCATATTCTGGATGATTAATGATTTCGTGAAAGTCTGCTTTATAAAATTTCTTTTCTATAATCTGCTCGCCTTGTTCATCATAAACTTCTAAATGCTTCCATGCACCGTTTCCTCCAACTTCAACAGTATAACCATTGCATACTTCAGAACCATGCTTTCTCAACAAATCAAAAACCTGCTCATGCTCTTTAATACCTTTACCAAAGTGAATTTCAAAATTACATGTTCTAAAAGGAGCTGAAACTTTGTTTTTAATTGTCTTTGCTGACACATTAATTCCAATTGGTTCTTTATCTTTATTCAAGATTTGAGAACCTGCACCTAATTTAATTCGAACTGAACTATGGAAAGGTATTGCCATACCGCCAGGTGTAGTAGTAGGATCACCATACATTACTCCAACTTTTGTTCTAATTTGATTTAGACAAACCATAAGAACTTTTTCGTTAGCAATAACACCTGTAATCTTTCTCATTCCTTTTGAAATAGCACGTGCTTGAAGCCCAATACTTTCTTTATCATAATCACCTAATAATTCTGCTTTAGGCGCTGTTGCAGCAACAGAGTCCCAAATAATAGTTACAGGAACATCTTTATCCATTGCTTTAGCTTTAATCACAGTACTTTCTGCAATAGACAACACTTCTTCAGTACAATGTGTATCAACGTATACAAATCTTTTTGATATATCAACACCTAACATTCGAAGATTTTCAACA